GGGATAAGGTACTAGTCCGAAAGGGCGACAACGAAACAGCAATCGGGAGGACATAATGTTTCCATTAACTGCATTGTTTGATGTAGGGATGAAGGTCCTAGATAAGTTTATTCCTGATCCCGAAGCTAAGGCAAAAGCCCAACAAGAGCTGCTCAAAATGCAACAAGAAGGGCGACTAGCGGAGCTTAATGCCGACAATATTGAAGCTCAAGAATTGACTAAACGTCAAGCTGCGGATATGGCTAGCGATAGCTGGCTATCTAAAAACATCCGCCCAATGACTCTGATCTTTATCCTTGGTGCTTATTTCATCTTTGCCATGATGAGCGCCTATGGTAACAACGCCAACGAGAAATATGTTGAATTGCTAGGTCAGTGGGGCATGCTAATTATGTCGTTTTATTTTGGCGGTCGCACTCTTGAGAAGATTATGGATATGAAGTACAAGGACAAGAAAGATGCTTGAGTCGCAGTTGCTGGCTATGGGTATTGAGGGTAAGTGGTTAGAGCCACTTAAGGAGACTTTTGAGAAGTACAACATTGATACCCCACAGCGTCAGGCTTGTTTTATTGGGCAGTGTATGCACGAGTCTAATGGGTTTAAAACACTGACCGAAAATTTGAACTACAGTGCTAGGGGGCTTATGGCAACATGGCCCTCTCGTTTTCCTAATGAAGAAGTGGCTAATCAATATGCTCGCAACTCAGAAAAAATTGCCAATAGAGTTTATGGGGGCCGTATGGGTAATGGCCCAGAAGAAACCGGCGAGGGCTGGAAGTACAGGGGAAGAGGCATTAAACAGCTAACTGGCAAGGACAACTATGAGCGATGCGGATCTGGTATGGGTGTGGATCTTGTCAGTAATCCTGATTTGCTGCTGGATCCTAAATATGCGGCTTTAAGCGCTGGTTGGTTTTGGAATAAACATAACCTCAATGACTTGGCAGACAAGAACGATATTGAGACAATGACAAAAAGAATTAATGGTGGGCTGCTTGGACTGGATGCAAGAAAAGCAGCTATTGCAAAGGCTAAATCCGTACTAGGGTAGATCATGCCATTACAAAAACTACAATTTAGACCAGGTATCAATCGAGAAGGTACTGATTACTCTAATGAGGGCGGCTGGTATGCTTGCGACAAAGTACGCTTTCGTTCTGGTTTTCCTGAAAAAATTGGTGGGTGGATTCGGCTTTCTAATGAAACATTTTTAGGGACTTGTCGAGCGCTATGGAATTGGGTTACTTTAGCTGGTGCAAACTTATTAGGTGTTGGTACTAACCTTAAATACTATATTGAGGAGGGCGGGGACTATAACGATATTACGCCTCTCCGTATAACGTTTACTGCTAATAGCTCCCCAAACACCGTTAACTGCATTGCTACTACCAGTGGGTCCAATGTTGTTACGATAACTATTCCAAGCTACGGTGGTTTAACCAACGACTTTGTAACCATTTCTGGCGCAAATGCGATTGGCTCAATTACTGCTGCAGATTTAAATCAAGAGCATCAAATTACGTATATTGACACTTCAAGGTTTACTTTTGTTGTTGCAAACACGGCAAACACTACTGTTACTGCTGGGGGTGGAAATACAATTAATGTAGCTTTTCAAATTCAAACTGGATTAGATGTGTTTGTTGCGGGTACTGGCTGGGGTGCTGGGTCTTGGCCTACATATATTCAAACCACGCTCACTAACCCATTTACTACTACAAGTCCAAGCACCACGGTTACAGTGACACAAACCGCTCACGGCTTATCAAACGGTAACTCAGTTTATTTCAATAGTATTTCTGGAAATGTCTGCGGCATAGCATCTGCACCGTTTATTAAGGCGTTTCCAATCACAGTCATTAACACCAATGCTTATAGCTTCTCAACAGTTATTGGCTCTAATACCTATACTACTTCTAATAATGGCCCAACGGGTGGTACGGTAGTTGTTTCTACGCCTGTAGCGCCTTTCCGTGGTTGGGGTGCCGCTGCTGATGTAGGTATCGGTCAACAGCTTCGTTTATGGACTAACGATAATTTTGGAGAAGATCTTTTAATTGCCCCTCGTGGCGGCGCTATTTATTACTGGGACGCAACACTGGGAATATCTGAGCGAGCCCAACTGCTTAATGATGTATCCACAAATAGAGGTTTTGCTGGGCAGTTTGTTCCTAATAAAACTAATCAGATTATTGGTTCTGCAATTCAGCGATTTGCAATTGCCTTTGGCGCAAACCCATACGACCCGTTGGATGCCAATAAAACGTTTGACCCACTACTAGTTCGCTGGTCTGACCAAGAAAATCCGTTTGAATGGGTGCCAGCAGCTACTAATCAATCAGGTGAATACCGTTTGAATATTGGTTCATTTATTATGAACGCCGAATCAACTCGTCAAGAGATTTTGATTTGGTCAGATGCAGCCCTTTATTCGATGCAGTACCTTGGACCTCCTTATGTTTGGGGTTTTCAGTTACTACAAGACAACATTTCTATTATGGGGCCAAATGCCTCCATAACTATTAATAACGTTACCTACTGGATGGGGACTGACAAGTTCTTCGTATACTCTGGTCGGGTAGAGACTTTACCTTGCGCACTGCGTCAGTATATTTTCCAAGACATTAATAAAGATCAGGCCTTCCAAGTATTTGCTGGTTCTAATGAAGGTTATAACGAAGTCTGGTGGTATTACTGTTCGCAAAATAGCAATACGATTGATAAGTATGTTATTTACAACTATCTAGAACGTGTATGGTCTTATGGAACCATGGAGCGTACGTTCTGGTTAGATTCACCGCTACGGCAATTCCCAATGACTGCAGACTTTAATAATCGTGTTCTCTACCATGAAGCCAACGTAGATGATGTGTCTGGATTAAGTCCTGTACCAATTGAAGCATACATACAGTCATCTGACTTTGATATTGGTGATGGGCATAACTTTGGTTTTGTGTGGCGCATATTGCCAGACCTTACATTTAACGGATCAAACGTAAATCAGCCCTACGTAACAATGACTGTGCGACCACGTAGAAACTCTGGCGCTCCATATGGCGTGGCTAACAACCCAGAAGTAGAGAGTGCTCAAAACTACACCAACGTGCGTACTTATGACGTACAGGAATTTGATGGGCAAGTTTATACCCGTCTACGGGCTAGGCAGATGAGCTTTAAGATTGAGTCAACTACTTTAGGTGTTGCATGGCAACTGGGCAGCCCACGGATTGATATTCGCAATGACGGCAGACGTTAATGGCTGATCTAAACCTACGCCCGTCAAAAGCTCCCAATTTGCTGGTTGCTCCAGTAGACTATGCTCAGCAATACCAAGATCAGCTAAACAACGCCCTACGCCTGTACTTTAACCAAGTTGACAACTTTAGCGGTACGTTACTTAGCCCAAATGGTGGGCATTATCTTGAGTTTCCCCATATCGCTGCCTCGGACTCAACCGATCAATACGCCACTGCCTCAGATACCCCTACAGTAGTTGCATGGAATACGTTAAATAGTGGCAGTGGATTTACTTTAGCCGCCCCTGGCACCGCCACCGCTGAAGTATCTGGGGTATACAAAATTGCGTATGGCTTACAGTTAGCTAATACCGATAATGCTGCCCACGATGCAGCAGTGTGGCTAAAGATAGACACGGGTTCTGGGTTTGTAGACGTACCTAACTCCGCAGTTATTTTTACTTTGCCGCCTCGTAAAAGCGCTGGAGTTCCTTCATATTTACTTGCGTTTTCAGAAATAGTATTTTCGATAAATGTTGGAGATAAAATAGAACTGTATTGGGCGACTAATCAAGCCTACGATACTTCTCCAGCAACAGATGGGGTCTATATAGAACATTTGCCTGCGCAAACGGTACCTTACGCTAGACCAGCCATACCATCTGCAATTGGCTCAATTACCTTTGTTTCTAGACTACCCACAACGCTCTAAGAATGATAAACTTCAACCAAATAAACCCCGTGAGGCTTACATGAGTCTACAATTAGCCGCTCAACATTTAGCAAACCAAGGGCGTGGAAATGACTCCATGCTTGTCCATATGTCACCCCGTGAGGTGCGAGGTTTGCAGGCACTGGCAATGGCTAAGGGTGGGGCACTAAGTATTAACCCTCAGACAGGTTTACCTGAAGCAGGATTCTTAGAAGACTTACTCCCAACTTTAGCAGGTGTTGCCCTTTCATTTATTCCGGGAGTTGGCCCACTAGCTGCAGCGGGTATTGTTGGTGGTGCTACTGGGATAGCTACTGGCGACATAGGTAAAGGCTTAATGGCTGGTTTAGGCGCTTGGGGTGGTGCTGGACTAACTAACGCTATTGGTCAAATGGGTGCAAGTGCCTTAGCAAGTAACCCAGAAATGGTTGCTTCTCAACTAGGTGTCGAAGGTGCTGCTACTGGGGCTGGCTCTCAAGCTGCTATGTTAGCTGCTCAAAATCAAGGTATGGGTTCAGCTGGTTTAGAGGCCGTCCGTTCAGCTGCTGGTACCGCTAGCGGTGTTGGCACTCAAGCTGCTATGCCTACCCTTGCAAATCAAATTAGTACTGGTGCAGCGCAGCAATTTATGCCATCTGGCTCATTTAGTGTTACT